TTAAATTATAATGCTTTGCTAGAGTTCAATAAAAAGTGGATACCTTTAACATTCCAACACACAAAAGAAAATGGTAGCTGGTATTGCTGGGGTACAGATGAGCCCTTGATGGACATATATTCCGAGATATTAAAGCCTATGATAAAAAACCAGCAAGCCACGTTTAGGAATTTGATAACCTGGGATAAAGGGTATGGCCAAGGACAACTTGCAGAAGAGTTTAGGATGTACCCAATAGCAGACGAAAAGTGTTTATTTGTTATGAAAGGCGTTCAGGGTTTTAACACTAATGCTGATAATTATTACAATGAGTGGGAGCCTATAAGAAAGTATTTAAAAGACGAGTTAAAGCTTATGGGTTGGAGTATAGGAGATTCAAAAAGAATAGCAGGACATAGTGAAACAAGCGGGTGTCACTGGTTTGACAAAAGCCAATGGACTATGCCAACAGAGGAAGTATATAAAGCATGGCAAAAAGAAGCAAAAGGCGATGGCTTTAAAAAAGAATACGATAAATTGAAAAAAGAATACGATAAATTGAAAAAAGAATATTATTCAACCCGTTCATATTTTGACAATACCCATGACAATATGAATAATGTATGGGATATGAAAAGGACTTCGCAACAAGAAAAGGAAAACACGGGAGAACATGCAACAGTAAAACCTATAGCATTATGCGAAAGAGGGATAAAGTCAAGCAGTAGGGAATATGAGATAGTTATGGATTTATTCGGTGGAAGTGGCTCAACTCTTATAGCCTGCGAACAATTAGATCGCATATGCTACATGATGGAACTAGACCCAAAATATTGTGATGTAATAATAAAGAGATGGGAAAAATTGACAGGGCAAACCGCAAAACTGATTAAAGAGTAAGGTGGCTTTTTATTACCTTGCGAAGAATACATTCTGACACATTAGTTGCTTAAGAATATAATTAATTATATTAAACATTGCAGGAGGGTAATGAATGCCAACCGAAACAAACCATGAAAAGACAGATGTCATGGAAAAATTATTTAGTAGAATAGAATCAGATAATAGTATTGCTCCCAATAATAATCACGAGAAAAAGAATAAGCGGTCAACTTGTCTGAAGCGGTCCACACGAAATATATATCGCAGAGCGTTTAGTGAAACTCAATTGCTTGATATATTAGGATTTGACTTTAAAAACGGAGAAAGCTATCATTGTATCACCGGAGGAGATGTGGATGCATTATCATATTTAAAATGCGTACTAAGGCAACAGGATTTAGAGTATTGTCTTTTCTCCACATGGTGCATGGCGTCAGAGGACGTTTACCAAATAGGCGATTGGTTGGAATCGGGGAAAATTAAAAAATGTGATGCGTATATGGGAGAAATATTCCCTGGAACATATAAATTAGAGTATACGTTATTGAAAAGTATAATAGAAAGCCACGGTGGGCGAGTAGCTGTGTTTAAAAACCATTCGAAAATATTCGCCGGATACGGTCAGAAGTTTGCGTTCGGAATTGAGACAAGTGCAAATATAAACACGAACCCGAGGACAGAAAACGGATGCGTTACAATAGGCATAGAGATATATGAATTTTATAAAGCATATTTTGATGGAATTGTCAGTTTTTGCTAAAAGGAGTGATTCAAAATGAAAAGCGGAAGAAAACCACGAATAAGTAAAGAAATAATTAAAGATGTAGAACAGTGCATTGTATATGGCAACTATGCAGTTGTCGCCTGTGAGTATGTCGGGATATGTGAGGCAACATATTACAGTTGGCTTAAGCGTGGCGAGAGAGATGAATTTGATTCTAAGAAAACACTATATGTAGAATTTCTAAAGTCTGTAAAAAGAGCAACGGCCGAAGCTGAGGTCAGAAATGTCATGGTAATCCAAAAAGCAAGTAAAGAAACGTGGCAGGCAGCGGCTTGGTACCTTGAAAGAAAACACAAAGACAGATGGAGTTCAAGACAAGAGGTAACCGGAAAGGATGGCGGAGCAATTGAAATCGACAGCCCATGCGAACGCATCAACAGCAGAATTACTAGCCTTGCTGACCGAATCGGAACGGTCAACGATACTCAAGGACATGACGGAGCAGGAAGCGAAAGTACTTGAATATGACTGGGAGTTTTGGGCGAGGCAGAATCAGAAGACCCCACCTGACCCGTGGATTACTTGGCTAATTATAGCAGGAAGAGGTTTTGGAAAAATGTCTGATATAAATGACCTTATCCGAACTGTCAATGGGTGGGTACGATTGGGGGACATTGTTGCTGGGGACATTGTCTTTGATAACAATGGCAAACAGTGTAATGTGTTAAAAGCGCACGACCCACAGACAAGATCAGCATACAAACTGAAATTTGACACCGGTGAAACGATTATAGCTGACAAGGATCACCTTTGGTACACAATATCAAAACTTGAGGATAAACAGATTAGGAGAGGGAGACTTAATCAAGGGAGCGTTAAGACAACACAACAGATCGTTGAAACGATTAAATACCTCAATAGAGAAACAAATCATAGAATCCCAACAACAGAAGCACTTATCATAAGCGATGTTTGTTTGCCGATAAAACCATATACGTTTGGGGCGTGGCTTGGTGACGGAGATAGCAAAGGATCCTGTATCACGAGCGAAGATAATGAAGTGCTGGATGGAATCAATGCAGACGGGTACACTGTCAAGGGTGTATTTGGTAAAGGGATGAATAGATACCCTTTTACAAACAATGAAGTGGTGTCACGAAACATAGAAAACGGTCAATATCAAGCCAATGGGTCTATTAACTCAATGCTGAAGCAACTAAACGTATATAAAAACAAACATATCCCGTTTATTTATCAGAACGGATCGATTAAACAAAGAGGACAGTTACTGCAAGGACTGATGGACACGGACGGATATTGCGATACAACCGGATGGTGCGAATACTGCTCGATCAATAAGCGACTTGCGTATGATGTAATGGAACTTGCAAGTGGTCTTGGTATAAAGGCCCGAATGTATACAGGCAAAGCAATGATAGGAACAAAGGACTGTGGGACAAAGTTTCGAGTGTTTTTTAAGACCGATATTGCTTGTTTCACAATTAAAAGGAAATCGGATAGGCAATCAGCTGCGACAAAGCAACAGATGAGCCGACACCGGAATAGATTCATTGTAGGGGCAGAGCTCGTAGATAACGTAACAATGCGATGCTTGACTGTTGATTCACCAGATAGATTGTTCCTTGTTGGAAAATCATTCATAGCAACGCATAACACTAGAACCGGAGCAGAACAGGTCAGAGAATGGGTAAGTGAGGGATATAAATATATTAATCTATTAGCAAAGACACCGGGCGAAGCAAGGGACGTCATGGTTCAGGGCGAGTCAGGAATATTAAACTGTTGCCCCTCCTGGGATATGCCACAGTATGAACCGTCTAAGCTAAAAATAACATGGAAGAACGGAGCGGTTGCATCAATATATTCAGGGGAAAACCCGGAGCAGTCCAGAGGCGGACAATGCGAGAAAGCATGGTGCGATGAAATTGCGAAATACAGATATCCAGAGATAGCACTAGATAACCTTATGTTTGGCTTAAGGCTTGGAGATAATCCACAGATCGTGATAACCACAACGCCTAAGCCAATTAAGACAATCAAGGAACTTTTAACTGATAAAAATACTGTAATAACAAGAGGAAGTACATATGAAAACATAGGTAACCTTGCGAATGCGTTTATACAGACAGTCATAAAAAAATATGAAAATACCCGAATCGGTCGCCAGGAACTATACGCCGAGATATTAGACGATAACCCGAACGCATTGTGGCGAAGAGTAGATATAGACCAGTCCAGGATAACACTGGATAAGGTGCCTGATTTGATTAAAATAGTAGTAGCAATCGACCCAGCTACAACAAGCAATGAAGAATCAGACGATACAGGAATAGTTGTTGCAGGCAAAGACGCTCAAGGACACGGATACATCTTAGACGATAGGACCATTAAAGCTTCACCTGATGGATGGGGTAAAGAAGCAGTAAAAGCATACTACCGGTGGAAAGCTGATAGAATTATAGGAGAGGCAAACAACGGCGGTGATATGATAGAATTCGTTATAAGGTCTGTTGATAAAAATGCACCTTATAAAAAAGTAACAGCGACTAGAGGCAAAGTGATTCGAGCCGAGCCGATCGCAGCCCTCTACGAGCAAAAAAAAATCCACCACGCCGGGTACTTTGCAGATTTAGAGGACCAGTATTGCGAATGGGTTCCCGGAGACAAGTCGCCAAATAACCTTGATGCAGCAGTTTGGGCGTTAACGGAACTATTTACTAAGGAAGGAATCGGAGCGGTTACTTTATAGCAGTAACTATTTTATGGATTTAGTGATAAACTAACAGTATATTTAATAAGATTGATAGGAGAAAAACCATGCTAACTAATATTGATTGGATTAAGGAAGGCGAACCGTTTCCACCAGATTGTGAGAAAGAAAGAATAAGAACATACTCAGATAATCGAAGATTGTTCCAATCGAAACAAGCAGAAGTGTATGAAAAACAACTAAAGCGAATTGAACGAGTCATCGGAAACTTTGACGAAGTTATATCATATACAGTCGTTACAAATTTCCAGAAATTAATTACACTGAAAACAGCCGACCTATTGCTCGGCGAACCACCCAAGATATCATGCGAGGAATCACCCGAAACGATTAAATCAATAGAAGAAACAAGCGACCTGCTGAATATTTTGTATCAGGCCGCTATTGACATATCACGATATGGCGATGCGTTGCTTTTAGTTAGGAAAAGTGGCGATGCTGGAATAATAGATGTAACACAGCCACAGATATGGTACCCGATAGTGAGTGCGGACGATGTACATGAATTTAAACATCACGTCCTAGCATGGAGAAACGGCGATAAGCTGAAAGTTAGAATACATTCGATTGGCTCATATGAGGAACGTGAATATGCGTTTGACGATAGCCTGGCTAACGAGCATACAATCGGGAAGCTAATCAGTTCAGGAAAGATAGTTCAAACCGGACTGGATGATTTCGCAGTGGTACAAATTTCAAACACGCTAACTTCGGACACCTGCACTGGTATGGACGATTACACTGATATTGATTCGATTGTTTCCGATTTCATGGTTCGTATCGGACAAATCGACAGAATACTTGATAGGCACGCTAACCCATCTATGTCAGGACCACAAACAGTCTTAGAAAAAGACGAGCGTACAGGCGAGTGGCGGATGAAGGTGGGGAATTATTATCCGAGAGAAGCGGACGACGTGCGTGTTGAATACATAACGTGGGATGGAGAACTAGAATCGAGTTTTAAAATGCTTGAAAAGTTGCAGAACTTATTGTATACAACGAGTGAGATGGGAAGCGCTATCTTCGGCGACTTGTTAGCAAGTGGACAGATTTCGAGCGCAAAGCAACTAAAACTAACTATGAACGCTCCACTGGCTAAGGTAAACCGAATCAGAATGCGATTCGACCCACGCACTAAAAAAGCGATAAAGCTATGCAGCCAACTTGGAGGCAAAAACATAAAGAACTTAAAAGACTCTACGATAGATATAATTTGGCATGACGGATTGCCTCAGGACGAGTTAGAGCAAGCGGACATCATGTTTAAGCGTACTGGCGGGAAAGCAACGATAAGCCAGTTAACAGCGATTAAGCGACAAGATGATGTTGACGATGAAAGTGCAGAAAAAGAACTCGCAATGATTATGGATGACGAAGCAGCAGTTACACCACTTGCGACACCACCATTTAGCGATACAGAGGAAATATAAAAAGGAGTAGCACATGAAAGCATTAACAGTTGAGATTAAAGTCACCGAAATGGAAATATTTGAATCGCTCACCTATCTAATAAAAGATATTCTAACAGATGAACGAATTAATCTTAATATCCGAGAGGAACATCGCAAGGAACTTGATGAAATCATGAAGGAGTTACCTAAATGAAGCCAATTCCTGAAAATGTGCAAAATTTAATAAATCAGTACGACAGGTCTCAAAAGAATCTTATTGAGATGATAGCGACAAAGACTGCCCGAGGCAACTCGACTATTTATCGTAAACGGATACTAGCCGGAGTAAATGCCGAACTTTCTTCACTTAACGAATATTCTGCAAAATGGGTGAAAACGGAGTTACCGAAAAGCTACAAAACAGGAATAGACAAATCATATGCAGAGTTTAGAAAACAAAATATACCTACTGAACTTGTTGCTCCAAACAATATAGTCGTAGCAAATTTAGTTGACAATATGGTCGGACAGCTATCAGATGCAACACAGTTCGTTGGCAGGCGAATCAAAGACGACCTTCGCAAAGCTGGTGTTGCGGCAGTAGCGGATAAACTTGCAACAGGCTCAACTGTAAAACAAACTAAACAGAATCTACTGACTAGATTAAGCGATGACGGAATTGTATCAATTCTTGACAAACGTGGCAGACCTATCCGACTTGATGCGTATGCCTCAATGATAGCTAGGACAACCACAAGAGAAGCAACAAACAGAGGCGCCATACAACAGGTACAAGACAGTGGAAGCGATTTAGTTCAAATGACAACGCACTTTAGCACTTGCCCGATATGCGCTCCATTAGAGGGGCGTGTTTACTCCATAAGCGGTAAATCTGCCGAGTACCCACCATTAAACAAAGCGTTCGGTGGTGGATATTCAACAATCCATCCAAATTGTTTTATTGATCCACAGGTTCCAATATTTACATCAAAAGGCTGGGTCAGTATTGGCAAAGTTAAGGTAGGCAATTTGGTATTGACGCACACGGGCAAGTTTCGCAAGGTAACAAAATTGCACAGGAATATTGGCAGTCCAAATATCGTTAAAATAAGCATCAACAACAGACACTCGAAAGGGGTATATAATAATTTAACAGTAACAACTAATCACCCTATATTAATTAATGACAAATGGGTTGATGCGATTGATGCTAAACTGGGCGATAAAATAAAAATACTATCACACCCTTGTGAAAATTGCGGAAGACCGACACCAATATATAATAAAACTTGCAGTAAAAAGTGTGGAGAAGAAGTTTTAAGGGTATTAGCAAACCATAATGATGAGTATGTTTTTATTGATGCAGAAATAACAAGTATTAGTACGCAAGAATCAAAAAGAACCCACACGCTTTATAATTTGTCAGTAGCAAAAGACGAAAGCTATGTTGCAAAAGGATTTACAGTGCATAATTGCCAACATTCTATAGTTCCATACTTCCCCGAAATGGACGATGATTCTGAAAAACTCAAAAAAGAAAGCAATCGAGCGTTTGAAATCAGTAAAGAGGACCAGAAAAGTATTGATTCTTACAACAAACAACAAGCAATCAAACAAGAGCGGCGAATGGATCGGAATGAGTGGGAAAAATCAACGCTACTTGCTCCGGTCCAAACGCCGAAAACGTTTAGTGGATTCAGGTCGGTAAAACGTGCCGATGGGAAACGGTACGAAGATATAAGAATTGCGATAAAAACATAGCCGGAAACAAGAATTAGTAACATATTTAAAAAATGTGGTATAATAAATGCAAAAGGAAAACATAGGCTTGATAGCCGAGGAGGATTTGACTGATGTCAGATAAACTAAATAATACAGGATTAAACAAACAAAACGCACCTATTAAAATGAACCTACAACTATTTGCAGAGGACGAACCAGAAGTAAAGACATTCTCGGAAGATTACGTTAAGGATTTGCGAGAAGAAGCAAAAGCGAACCGAATCGCTAGAAAAGTTGCGGAAGAAAGTTCGCAAACATTAAAAGAAGCAACGAATGCCGATTTAATTAAAATTAAAGCATTCTTTGGACTAAAACCCGAGGACGAACTGAATGATGCCAAGATGGAGTTATTCAAAGATTCGCTCATTTCAAAAGCAGACACCAAACTCGTGCTAGCAGAGATTAAAAGCCTTGATGGTTACGATCACAAGCTAGTCGAACGTTTGCTTGACAAATCGAAACTGACGATCAGTGACGATGGAGTGATTACGGGATTAAAGGAAGCAGTGGAAGCGCTTGCAGTCGAATTTCCGTTGATAAAGAGCGGAGCCAACACTGGCGGCGGAACAAACCCACCACTTCCAACACCGAACGAGGTCGAAGATACAAGGACCAAGTATGCCGCTGCACTTAAGGCAGGTAAAACAGCCGAGGCGATTGCATACAAAAACAAACTATTCGCATTGGAACACAAAAAATAATTAGGAGGATTTTATAATGGCTAACGAAGCAACAGGTACTATATGGGGACTACCAAACTATTTTGGAGAACTATTCACAGCTGACATGATAGCGACACCGTTCTTGTCCATGATAGGTGGACTCACGGGCGGGAAGGAAACAGACAACTTCGAGTTCGCAACAGACAGCGAGTATTCGCATGAAACACTTTCGCAAGAAACCATAACAGAAACTGAGTCAGTCGCTGGTGTAACACCAGTCAACTATGTAAGAGACCAAAACAAAAACGTCGTGCAGATATTCCAAGAGGAAATTTTGCTATCTTATGTTAAACAGAGCAATGGCGGCAGATTGTCCGGGATTAATACCGCAAATTCACAGAACAGCGTTGTATCTGAAAAAGATTTCCAGATTGCGAAAGCGCTTGAAGCTATCGCTAGAAAAGTAGAATGGCATTTCCTTCAGGGAACATACGCGATCTCAACAACTAGTGCTACTCCAAACCAAACTCGAGGAATCATAGCGGCAGCAACGTTATCCAATACAGTGGCGGCATCTACTGCAACACTTACAAAAGCGCTGATGAGCGAACTTTTACTTGAAATGTTTACAAACGGTGCAATGTTCAAGAATCCTGTCATATTCTGTGGCGGATTTCAAAAGCAGTTACTATCCGAACTTTACGGATATGCGCCTGAGGATAGAAATATCGGTGGGGTAAACATCAAGCAAATCGAAACGGACTACGGCAATATCGGTGTAGCAATGCCACACAGAATGATGCCTTCCTCAACGCTTGCTATTGTTGATGTAGCACTTTGCGCACCAGTATCACAGCCAGTACCTAAAAAGGGTAACCTATTTTACGAGGAACTAGCTAGAACCGGTGCAGCTGATGCAGGACAAATCTTTGGACAAATCGGCTTAGATTATGGCCCAACATTCGCACACGGAACACTGACCGGCTTAGCTACATCATAATTAAAACGGGGGGGGATGAAATACTCCCCTCCCTAAATTAAAAGGAGGATAACATGGCATTTAATTTTAATGTATTTAGAAATCCATCACTGAGGGAAGATTTAGAGGCTATGCAAACAGCGAACAATGCGACCATAGCTGCACTTAAAACATCTACGTTAGTCGCTGATGCTGCAGGTGCAAACCCTACAAAGGCCGAATATGACGCTTTATTGGCGGCACTCAAGGCTGCAGGGCTGATGGCAACGGAATAAGTTAATGTAGAGGGGTAAAATCCCTCTACTCTTTCCAAAGGAGGATAACATGATATTTCATGGGACCGGCGTTGTATGGGATAAAGAAAATTCCAAACGTCTCTGTAAATTCAAAGATGGGATTTATAAAACAGAAAGCAAAAGAGAGATAGACATACTCGCACAAACATTCAAACACGATGAAGCGATAGAGCCTACATACGCTGAAATGCGAAAGTATTGCAAGAAAAAAGGATATAATGGGTATGCTCGGCTGAATACAAGTGATTTAGTTGAGTTTATAGCCAAAAAAGAATCGAAGTGATTTATTCCTTGCTATAAAGGAGGATTAAAATGGCATTAGTTATCAATACAGATACATATATCTCACGTGGAGATGCTGATATCTATGTTACCGGGAATTATGCGTCAACTGATTCAAAACGTATCGCCTGGGATGCAACATTATCCGCCGATAAAGACGTTTTGCTTAGAAAAGCAGCGAAAATAATCGACAGGCAACCATTGCGAGGATTTAAAAACAAAGTAACCCAGACGATGGCCTTCCCAAGAACAGTGTATACAATGGCAGAACAAACAGCCCGTCAAGTTGTTAATTTCGACGAGAATTGGTATATCCAGGCAGAAACGCCTAATGGTGTAATACATGCGCAGGTAGAAATTGCCTTAGACCTTACTGACTCTAGCGGGTCAAAAAGAATTGAAATGCAAAGACAAGGGGTAACATCATTTACGTTAGGCGATTTATCCGAAAGTTACAGCGGTAGACAAAATAGAATTACTAGCCAAGAAGCAAAGGAGTTGCTCGGACCGTACTTAGCTGGTTCGGTTAGAATCGTTTAAAAAGGAGTATTCTGAAATGATAGGAACATATACAAATCAGTTGGTGATATGGAAACATGGAATAACCATAAGCGATACGAACGAAAAGACTTTTTCAAGCACAGACACTATAAAAGGAAGGGTCAAACTAGGATACAAATTGGTTATAAATTCTAAAGGTGAGGAAGTCGTATCTATTGCAAAACTACTTACAGAATCTGCTATCGGAGTAAACGATGAAATCAACGGACAGGTAGTTATTAACGTAAACCCTCTAGTTGATTTAGACGGGACAACGCAATTTTATGAGGTTTACCTAATATGAAAATTGACGGTTTAAGTAACTTAAATAAAGTTTTATCCAAAATTCCAAAAAGAGCAAAGGACGCAGCGGGAAAACAACTAAAAAAAGACTTACTAGATTTACAGGGCAAAGCACAACTAATTGCGCCAACCGATACAAACGATTTAGTAGGCTCAGCACAATCCGATGCAACAGGAAATTCAAAAGGAGTAGGTGGATATGTAAGTTTCGACACTCCGTATGCGACAAGACAGCATGAAGAAATGGAATATCATCACTTGCCGGGTAAACAAGCGAAGTATCTTGAAGCACCTTTAAAAGCGAATATAGGCAGGTATACGGACAACATGGGTAATGCGATTAAGAAAGCAGTAGGTGGATAAATGGCAACCTTATCATCAAGCATAAAATCACTACTATCGAGTGTACCGAATGTTTTCCGTGGTTCAATGGCGGACACTCCGAATAACGCAGTTTGTTTTTATGCAACCGGAGGCTATCCAGCAGATTTAAGCGGTTCCATGATTGAAGAGCCGACATTTCTGATTAAAGTAAGAAATACTAACTATGACACAGGCGAGGCGCTTTGTAATACGATAATCGGGTTGCTCCACGGAAGTTCGAATGAAAACAATCTATGTATTTATTCACAAAGTGGTATAATGGATTTAGGAAAAGATTTATCAGGACGCTCTGAGTTTACAATTAATTTCAGGACGTACTATAAAAAATAAAGTATTATAAAAAAATAGGAGGGAAACTAAAATGAAACTAGACAAATTTATTCTAGAATTTAATCTACAGATTTTTGCCGGAGAACTTGCAGGATACGAAAATAGAATTAAGATTCTGACAGGCTCGACTGCAATGGCAGGAGGGGCCTCACCTACTGGCTCCGAAATCGAAGGCGTTGATAGTTCGTCCTATGGCGAATTATGCGACATACTAGATATTACCTCATTTGGCGATGCATATAAGAACCGAATGGGCGGGCTAAAAGATACGACATTCACAATTGCAGGGAATGTTTATGTAGGAGATACCACAGGTCAGGATGTAATTGTACCGGGTGATACTGTTATGATAGGAACATATCCGTCGGGAACAGGTGTTGCAGGTAAACAAGTAAAAGCGATTGTTGAGAGTATGGACAGACCGACCGACGTGGCAGGTAAACAAACATTTTCGGCGACGTTCTCTTGCATTGCAGCACCAGTAGAACTACCGCTGATTTCTTAGGAGGTTTATTATGGCTGAAATAGCAGGTAAAGATTGTCAAATAAAAATAAGCGGTGTCCTTACAACAATGGTAGGCGAGGGTACAACGAGCGTTGCGGGTAACTTGATATACAACATAACCGATGAAGCAAAGCAAGTTCTCGACCGCACAGGGGCAATCAAAGTACAAAAAAAAGGAACTGATGATATTTCCGAAGCAGGAACTACCTCAACAAATATAACTATGACAGCGCATGGGCTCGTTACAGGCGATTTAATCTGTAACCTAGATAGGTCAAGCGCTTATCGGCTCGTAGCCTATGTGGACGATGACAATGTGGCAGTTGCGTCCGTAGTAGGACAAACGACCGGCAACGATATCGAAGTATATAAAACAGAGGCAACTGCTGATTATTTGATTAATCGACTAAATGGGAAAGTCACATACCCAACAGCAACGGTTAGAGTTATCAAAATAAGCGGAAACTATTACCCAATGAGCGTTGCAGCATACGCTAAATCGGCAAGCGATAACAAAAACTGCGACATACTCGATATAACTAAATTTGGC